ATCTGCCGCGCTACCTTGAATTAATTTATTCAAAGCTTTATAAGTAAATGCACGTTTTAAAGGTTCATCATACTCTTTTCTAGCCATTTCTAAAGGTAATGGTTTAAAGATACCAAATTGTGTAGGTTGCCATAGGTCAAAATGACATGCACGTCCACCTAAAGTCCTAATCTTACCTCTATCATTAGCTTTTCTAGATACATTATCCATCAACTGTTTAACAAATGGGGCTTTTGTGTGATACTGTCTAATTAGTTTCTCAGCTGATTCTTTTTGTAATCCAAGTTCAGCCATTAATTTATTTTTACCCATTCCATACATCAGTCCAAGATTAATAGTCTTGGCTTGCTTACGTTCAATCCCTGCCATGTCTGCAACTACCTGGTGGAAATCTGCGTCGCCAGTATTATATGCGTCAACAATTTCATCAACTCCATCTAAATTTTGTAACTTTGCATAGTGTACTAAAATTCTAGGTTCTTGTTGACTGTAATCAAATGATCCCCAAACAGTTTTTTCTTCTGGAATAAAAATTGATCTAATCATAGGTCCAATTTCTGGATGTCTTGCTGGAATCTGTTGCAGGTTAGGATTACTCATAGAGAATCTACCGGTAACAGTTCCACCTTGATCAGATCTAATTTGATTTATGTCTGCATGAATTCTACCATTGTGAGAGTGCTTATTAATAGAGTCAATAAAAGTTGTGTGTGCTTTATTAATCTCTCTAGCATCCGCAATAGATTTTGCTAATTCATGAGGATGATTTTGTAAAAAGTTTTTAGTAAAACTAGGCTCATTACTTTTTTCAGTCCTATCATAAGGAAGTTTTAATTTGTCAAAAGCTTTAGCGATACTTCTTGCTGCATGTATTTCTACATCAATACCGGTTAACTCCTTGATTTTACTAAGTATTTTGTTCTCCCTAACTATTAGATTTTTCTTTAGTTTAGCTGCATGTTCCAGATCAACTCTTACACCTTTGAATCTCATATCAACTAGACAAGGAAATAATTTAGTTTCTAAATTAAATACATCCATTAATTCTTGAGATTTAAGTTCTATATTTAATCTTTGCCAAAGTTTTAAAGTTGCTTCAGCATCTCGTTCAGCGTACTCACCTACATACATTGCAGGAAGTTTCCACATATCCGCTTTAGGATTAAGATCATAACTCTTAGCTGCTTCTTGTAGAACTTTCTCATCTTTACCCATTCCTATATATTCTTTAGCTAAATAATTTAAAGCATAAGACATTCTATTTTCATTAATTAATGAAGCTGCAATCATAGTATCAACAATTTTACCTCTAATATTTATACCCACGCTCCGCAGCCAACAGACATCATACATCGCATTGTGAAATATAAATGTAGTTTTCTCTTGGTTAACTAGGTCCTGGACCCACTGTAATACTAGCTTTTTGTCCATATTTCCTCCGCCCTCATGTCCAATCGGATAATATCCGGACCAGCCTTCTATGGCCACCGCAACGCCTGCAATGTGTCCTTTTCCGACAACACTACCTGACCCTTGAGTCATTAAATGTGGATCATATGTCTCTAAATCTATGGCTACTTCTTTAACGCCGGATAGATCTTTTAATTCTTCTGGTGCAACCCATTCAGTTTCAGGTGCAAATAATGGCATTTGTGTATTTCTCATGTGTAATCCCTTTCTAATATCATTTCTAAATAGTGTATAGCTTTTTTCACGTCTTCTTCTCCTCCTTTGTGATTATGTCTACAGATATATTTTATAGCGTTGCCTTCTGCAAATAGCAACTTATTTTTGTTAATAAATTCTGCGGGTTGAATAATCATTTTTTTATAATGACTACCTCCCACTTGTTTTTCTAATGACTTCATTTTTTCTCCTTTTCATAGTCTTCATATTCTTTGATTAATCTTTCTGAAGGATGATAAACTTCCACATGACAATGACAATTTGGACAAGATAAATTACTAACCATATCGTAATCTTCATTATCTTCAGTATCGTGATCTCCACCCCATATTAACTCTTTATTACAGTGCCAACAGTTCATATTAATACTTTCGTTATCAAATGTGCTAAAATTGAAAAAAAAGTTATGAGGATAATATCCTCGTACGCGCCATAGTCATCATTCATAATATATAGGCCCTATCAAAGTTTCTTGGATCTAACACATGCAATTCACGCTTCGCTCTCGTCGCTCCAGTATAAAATAATCTATGTAATTCATCTGGGTCATGACTAAATGTTTCTAAGGCTGCATTAGTTATATCTTGCATAATTAAAACTTTATCGGCTTCTCCTCCTTTGGCTCCATGTATTGTTGACATTATTATACGAGGATTTTTATTTATAGCTTCACCATTCGCCCTCATATTACGAATGTAGTTCTCTGTCATAGTGTCTAGACCTTCAAAAGAATCATACCAAACTTTATCAGTCATTAATCCTTGCTTCTCTTGACACTCTTTCATTGAATATTTAATTTCAGAGTTTAATGTTTTACCTTTTTGAAAACCCATAGACACATTTGAACCTAAGTATTCATAAATATTTTTAATTTCTAAATGATTTAATAGTTCACCTTTACGCCAGTTTTCCCAATTGTTTAAAGCTAATAATAATTTTAAAGAAATAGAATTAAAACCTTTATATTGATAATACCATCCTTGCATCTCACATAACTCTTTAGCACCATCTAAAAAATAGTTTGCTGAAGATAATACTAACCAATTACCCTCACTCATATCTACTTGTGTAATATCAGAGTATCTTTTTAGTAATCCTATTTCATCTCTAGGTTTATATTCTTTTTCAAATCTATTCTGAACCTTACTTATTATTCTTTGTGATAATTCATGAATAGGACCACCTGGAATTCTATAAGATTGATCTAATACTTTTATGTCATTCACTTCTTCTTTTAAAGCTATGAAATGATCTACATCTGCACCGGCCCATTTGAATATTGCTTGATCATCATCTCCCGCTATATAAGTTTTCTTTGCATACTTCCAAAGATGTCTAACCATTTCCCATTGTAGTAAAGATAGATCTTGTGCTTCATCTATAAATAATACTTCAAAGCTACCTGGTAATGATTTTTCTATAAAATCTTCTAATAAATCTGTAAAATCTTTTAGTCCTTTTTCTTTTTTAAATCTGTTTAATTCCTCTGCTAATAAAAATAAAGTTCCTCTTTCTATATCTAAAATGTTTTTTCTTGAATCATAGTACTCCATCAAGTCCATACGTTTTACTCTAGCAGTATTAATAATAGTTAAGTATTCATTATCAGAATTAAATGTACCATCTTCTGACGAATAACTTGCTGTCTTAATAGGTATGCCACATTTCTGCCCAAATTCCTTATAGTCTTCCGGTTTCATCATTCTTTCTTTAGTCATTCCTAAATTTCTAAAAGCTAATGAATGTAGTGTTCTAAAATTAGATAGATCATTTTCTAGATCTAAGTTAAATTTCTTCGCCGCTCTATTAGCTGCTTCTGTAGCTGCCTTCTTAGTAAACGAAAAATACCCAATTTGCTTGGGACGTACACCCTGCTGTATAAATTCATCAACTAAATTTAATAATGTAGTTGTCTTACCTGTTCCTGGCGGTCCTAATATTATAGTTTTCATGTTTTTATTATATTTATACTTCTATTTTTACCTGGCAGTATTGTTATCCATCCTCTTTCTTGTAGTTGTTTTATTTTTGTTGCGATACCACATTTAGAATTCAAATCTAATCCTACCATCATCTCATCATAAGAAGGTGATATAGTATTTTCTTTAATATAATCTTTAACAAAATTAAAGAGTTTTAATTGTTTTTTAGTTACACCATATTCCATTAAAAATGTTCCTCCTGATATTCTACTTTAGAAACCGCAACATCTAAGTGTTTCATAGTTTTTATTTTAATTAATCTAGGTTGTTGTTTTTTAACTCTAACTCTTGATTCCTCAACAAAAACATCTAATTGTTTTAATAAATTACCTGTTTGATTTTTATCTTTATCCCAATTATTTCTTTTACAAAAATTAAAGAAGTCTTCCATTCTAAAATAAGTAAAATCATCTTCTGTGTAGGGAAGTTTATTAAACACATCATCCATAGTTCTTGCACTTTGTCTATTGGTAGTCCAATCTTGCAAGAGTCCTGTGATTTCATTCATAGGATTTAAAGATTCTAAAGGTTCTACTTCTTGTAGTCCCGTCATCATTGGTTTTAAAAAATGTTGTTTCCAATCTTTTGGTTTTGGTACAGGTACAATTAAATTAGCTTGATCTAAACATGCTAAAGCAAACATTCCTGGATTATAAAGTTGTTCTGATTTTAATTCTATTCTAATTTTATCTACATCTAAAAACCATTGTGGTGGTGTTGAAGCATATTTAGTTAAGGTTCCAATCACTGGCATTTGTTCTTCACCAAATCCTACACCAAATCTTTTTGTTCTACATAAACCAGATTGACATACAGCATTAATAGGTGCATCCTTACATCTATACTTATCATAACCTTTTCTACTAACTGATTTAATTAATTGTTGAACTTCATTATTACTTAAAGGTGGTTCCATATATTTTATGTTTGCTTTTACAATTTCATCTTCCCAAGTATCTGGATTAGCTTGTTTATAATAAACTGCAATACTAAATAATGCATTATTTCTAGACCCCTCACCAAAACCAATTGCTGCCAATTTATTTAAGCAAGGAGGTCCTCCTGGAAAAGCTTCTTCTATCTTCTTCTCTTCCGTCTTGATTTTTTCAACTTCTTTTTTTGTACAACTATAGGTATCATAAAGCTGATAAAATTCCTCAAGTGTACAACCGTCGCCTGCATCATTGATAGCATATCGTAATCCTTTCATTTGATTGTGGTAAGGTAAGTTTAAAAAGTTTCCAGTGTCACCACGTTCCACTAAAATCTCAGTTTGTTTTGGAAATATTTCAGATCCATCATACCCAAGTATAATAGACATTTGTTTTAATTTTGATTGCATCAAAGATGCAGGAATGTTTTCTTTTGTAAATAAAAATACGTGAGCACCACCGGATTTGGATCGGCAGACTATTACAGGGAGTTTAAAATCCCTAATACTTTTAATGAGGCTAATGTGATCGAGGTCATATTGATCAATATCAATACAGCCCCACCTACAATCATTATTTTCTGTGATAGGGATAATCCCAAGGGCTGGGCCCTTTCCTTCAAGATGATTGGTCCAGAGATCGTCTGTAACTGTTTTACGAACAATAAAGGCTTTACCTTTTTGTTTAGTTCCATTTTCTCCTCTGTCACCGGGCTGATACTGACCATATGCTATTGTTAATCCGCTAAAAATTTGTTTGAACTTATTCATATATTCCTTTCTACGTTATTTGTAAAGGGGGATCTTTCAATCCCCCCAATTAAATTTAGTACGGAGTACTATCTTTAGATTTATCTTCTACGTCTTCCTTA